ATAGTTTAATAATATATAATATATAATAACTAATTAATTATTAACTAATATACTATTGACAATATAATATATAGAAAATCTCATAAAACATAAACATCCGGTTCAGCTGTATGTTTTAATTTTATGTAAACAAAACATATCTTGTCAAATAAAAAATAAATATTTTAAATTACTATTGACTTTTTCCAGTTATAATGGTATATAGAAATTGTAAGGGTTGCTCCCCCTTATATTCCCCTAGATATCAATGTTCTCTCCTCCGACTGAACGGATATCAAATAAGTTTTCGGTTCCGATGCTTATTCTTACTTATTTTGTTTGTTATTCACCCTTTCGAACGGATGTGCGGTAACACGTTCGTTCAACCCCTCTTTTAAATTTTTTATCTCTCCTCATACGTAGCGTGCGGGGAGAGCCTTTTATATCATGTGCTTGTAGCTCAGTAGGTAGAGCGTTAGACTGTTAATCTGATTGTCGATGGTTCGATTCCATCCTAGCACGTCATTATGTCGCATTGGTGAAATTGGCTAACACACTCGGCTTTCTACCGAGGATTTAGGGGTTCGAGCCCCCTATGCGATTCCAACTTGGGGATATAGTGTAGTGGTGAACACGCACGGCTGTCTACCGTGAAGCACGAGTTCGAGTCTCGTTATCCTCGTAAACTATGAAACCTTAGTCATGTTAAGGTAGTTTAGGCGAAACCCTGAACACTCCATATCCGTCCTACTGCGATATAAAAAGAAGGCAAACATGACGTAGCGTACTATCCGCGTATACTACGAAAAGAAATAGATAGTTGTACATGCCGACCAAAGACACAACGATGGTAGTTATGTTACTATTGAGTAGATGGGAACTTTCATTCCCATCTATTTTTTATGCCCATAAACATTACATAATCACGTAGAGTGGTATAATTATTACATACGGATAACCATTATATTATACAAGATAGAGGTGTAACCATTTGTCAATTCATATCACTGATGCAAAATGGAAAACAGCTAAAACTTTATTATCTCGCGGTTATTCTTGGATTGAAGTAGTTACGTATTACAGACTATTAGGTGGAACTAAAGTTACCGTATATATATTCCTAGAAAATAACCGATACAGACTACTAGGATTGTCAGACGAGGACGAGTCCAAAGTAAAACTAGAAGATAGTTTAGGAGAAGTTGTTTTATTTAATTATTATGAAGTTAAAAACGCTAGGAAACTATTTAGTAGCGAATAATAGAAAAGGTGGAAGATAAATGAATCCGTTTAAATGGTTTAGGAAGAAAAAGCCGACCACATTGTCAAAAATGGATATTTTAAATCCAGAAGACATGGGCGAATTTTCCGTCATGATTAACGGACTAGAACAAGAAGTGGTATCTAAATCAGGGGATAAAAAAGACATTGGGCGTACAAAAGGTTATGAGGAACCTGTATTAGCCTCATTATCTGTCAATCCCGATTACAAGGAGGCACCGTCCCGTGATGGTGACTACCGATTACTAGAAACACTAAAGTTATGGTCCAGAAAAAATATTATAGTTAATGCTATCATTAACACTCGTGTCAACCAAGTTTCAATGTTCTGCACTCCTTCTCGTTACTCAACGAAAGGTGTAGGATATGAGGTTCGTCTTAAAGACCCGTTAAAGACACCTAGTAAGGCGGAGGAAGCTAAAATTAAAGAGATTGAGACTTTCCTAGAGTACACTGGGGTAAACAACGGAGACTTGACGAGAGACACGTTTAGGACGTTCATTAAAAAGATAACACGTGATAGACTAATTTACGATAAGATTAACTTTGAGTTAATTTATAATAAAGATAAGCAGCTAGCTAGATTCGCAGCCCGTGACGCTTCTACGATTTATACCGCGGTAGACTCTCACGGTAGGGCACCTAAAGGTAAAGATGCGTATAAATACGTACAGATTATCGACAGCCAAAAAGTTGCATCCTTTAAAGCAAATGAGATGGCTTGGGAGGTGCACAATCCACGAACCGACATTACAGTTGGTAGATACGGGTATAGTGAGCTAGAGATATGCTTACAGCATCTTCAATATCATGAGAACACAGAACTATTCAATGCTCGTTACTTCGCTCAGGGCGGAACGACAAGAGGATTATTACACATTAAAACAGGACAAGAACAATCACGTTCTGCATTACAGTCATTCCGTCGAGAATGGCAATCAATGTTTTCTGGCGTAAATGGTGCTTGGAAGATTCCAGTTGTATCTGCTGAAGATGTAAACTTCATCAATATGACTCAGTCATCTAAAGATATGGAATTCGAGAGATGGTTAAACTACCTTATCAACGTTATGTGTAGTATCTTCGCAATCGACCCATCTGAGATTAACTTTCCTAACCGTGGTGGAGCTACAGGCTCATCTGGCAGTACCCTAAACGAAACATCCGCCAAAGAGAAGAATCGTATCTCTCGCGACAAAGGGTTAGAACCTTTACTTAAATTCATTGAAGATACAATCAACAAATATCTCATTAAACAGTTTGGGGATGAGTACTTATTCCAATTTGTAGGCGGAGATGCAGCTACAGAGAAAGAAGCGCTAGAGTTATTAGAACTTAGAACTCAAGTCGGACTAACATTTAACGAAGCACGCGCTATCTTAGGATACGGTCCAATTGAAGGTGGAGATGTAATCAACAGTCCATACCACGTTCAATCTAAAGGTCAAATCATGCAAGAAAAAATGATTGAGCAACAACAGCAAGCTGAGTCAGAATCTGGAGATAAGACAGATGACAAAGAGATGTCTGAGATGAAGCAGCAAGGCATGAACGGTAAGTCAGATGCTGTTAATGGTAACCTAGGTAAACCTAAACAAGACGGTCAAGTGAAGGGCGTCAAATCAGGGACAGCGATGAAGCAAGGTGGAAAGAGTGAGAATAAAGAAACTGTAAACGAAGATGCGAAACGAGGTAAAAAGTAATGCGTGATAACATCTTTGAATTTTTAGTTACTATAGCTGCCGGACTTTATTACTTGGTATGGGATGTTAAAGATAAAGTTGTCGGAATATTTAAATAAAACTCCAAATAAAGAGGTACTTTTGCTATATTAAGGGAAGTACCTCTAGAAAGGAGACGAGAGATGCAAACATTAGTTGATAGAAATACAGGAGCATTTACCATGTTCGTTCCGATTGACATCGAAGAATCTATTAAGAAAAATGATGACTCTCCTGATGAGCGCTCTTGGTATCTACGTGGATATGCTACAACTCAGCATTTAGATAGACAGGACGATATTGTGGACCCTAAAGGAATAGACATCTCTTACTTTATGAATCATGGATATATTAACTATGAACATAAACAAGGAGACTTCTACAAAGTAGGGGTTCCAACAGACGGAACATACATCGATGAAGAAGTCGGATTATATGTAGAATGCAAGTTATACAAAGAAAATCCATATGCAAAGATTATGTGGGACTTAGCAAATAACATTAAAACTTCCGGAGTTCCTAGAACACTAGGATTCTCTGTTGAGGGATTCTGTTTACAACGTGATGCAGATGACCCTCGCATTATGCGTAAGCTGCGCGTAACCAACGTAGCAGTAACGACAAACCCCGCTAACCCAAACGCTGTATGGGAACACTTCGCAAAATCATTTACAGCAGGTTATGGTATCGCCCCAGAAGATTCCATAAACGCAGGGGCATTAAGCCCAGAAAACTTTGCTAGGAGCTTATATAACCTTACTTGGACACTTAAAGGTAAATCCGATAAAGAGTTTAAGGATGTCTGGGGAAAGATTGGCAAGCACCTTGACGATATGGGAAGAAACAAACCAGAAAGTGCAGTACTATTCCTACAGTTGTCAAAAGGGATGTCAAGAGATGAAGCTTTAGAGACAGTAAAAAATAAAATGTTAAAGGAGAATGTAAAATGACAGTATCAATTGAAGGATTAAACAAAGAGTTAGAGGAAGTATCAAAATCTATGGAATTATCTGATACAGAATTAATTGCACCAGAAGCACCAAAAGCTGAGGAGGAAGTAGAAGTGAAAGAAGAGGAATTAGTAGAAGAAGTTAAAGAAGTAGAAAAAGAGGAAGAAGAAGTTGTCGAGAAATCGGAAAAGAAGAAAGATAAAGAGAAAGTAGAAAAAGAGTGCGACCACGACAAAGAGGACGTAGAAAAATCAGATGACGAGGAAGAAGAAGACGAAGACAAAGAAAAGTCTGATAAAAAGAAAGATAAAGAAGAGGAAGTAACAAAATCCGCTGAAGCCTTACCAGTAGGCGCAGAAATGTTAACGTTCATGGAACAGGTAACCAAATCTGTATCAGCTTTAGCTAAAGGTATGGTTGATAGTAATGCTTCTGTAGTAGAACGACTTGAGAAAATTGAAAAATCAGTTTTACCTATGATTGAGAATATCGCAAAACACTATGAAGAGTTAAAAGCTAAAGAAGTTAAAGAAGAGGTTGTAGAAGAAGTAAAAGAAGAAAAGGTAGAAGAAGAGGAAGTAGCAGAAATCAAAGTTCCTGACACCAATATTGAAGAAGAGACAGTTGTAGCACCAGAGCCGGAAGCTGTAGCTAAATCTGCTAATGAGGATGAAGATTTAGAAGGCAAAGGCGTGGAGTATGTAGAGAAATCAGCAGACGCTCCATCTGCAATCGCTACTGATGAAGTAGAAGTGAAAGAAGAGGAAAAAGCAGAAGAAGTATTTAAAGCTATCGACCACGTTTCTGAAGTTGTAGCATTCTGCACTAGCCCAGCTTCTAAAGATTCTAACCGTCGTTTCTTATTCGGAGCTGTTGACCGTGTTAAAGGCGGACGTGAAACTCCAGCAGATATTGCAGCATTTAGAACAATTGTTGGTAAATAATTAGAAACAGGTAGTATTAAGTGTTATATTAAGTACAGAAGAGGTTGTAGCGGACTCCTCCTAAGCTACTTCCTCTTGTTATGATATACTAGTTTTATAGTGAGGACAACGGTTTTGGCTGTTACCCGAAATTAACAGAAAATTTAGAAAATTGTTAATAACATATAAACCAATTTGAAAGGAAGATAACATAATGACTGAAGTAAAAGTAGAAAAAGAGGTTAAAGAGGTAAAGTTACCTGACCAAGCTGAAGCCCAGCTAGCTGAAATTGTAAGTAAGTCGTTTACAACTGGTACGGGTATCACGCCAGATACACAACAAAACGCAGCTGCATTACGCCGTGAGCTATTAGAAGACCAAGTTAAAATGCTCGCTTACGACAATGCAGACTTCACGATTTATCCGTTGATTAACAAGCAACAAGTTAACTCAACAGTTGCTAAGTATGCAGTATTCAATCAACATGGTCGCACAGGACATTCTCGTTTCGTACGTGAGGTAGGGGTAGCTAGTATCAACGACCCTAACATCCGTCAAAAGACAGTACAGATGAAATTCTTAT